GCAGATGTAACAGCTACAAGAGTACTAGCATCACTTTTTGTATATGCTGCAGTAAGAGGAACGTTCTTTTCGTCTGAGCCCTGAAGCATCCATTCGAATTCTCTATCGTCCTCAATCTCATGAGTAGGATATTTGTTGATCAGCGTCAACATATCATCAGGAAGGTTTACTTCATATAACCTCTCAATATACTGTGATATCTGAATAGGTTTCTCCTGAAACAGAGCACCCAGGTTATTTTCAGTAACCAAGCCCGAAAAATCCTTCGGTTCATAAACTTGATTTGGGAAAACTTTCATTGTTATAAATATTTAAAATTGTTTAAGTTATGTTATAAGTTTTAGAAATCGTATTAATTAATTTATCACTAGCTTTTTTAGTTTTTTCAGATTGAAAAGTACCTTCTGTCATTCTACCATCTGTTTTTGAAATAGCTGCTTCAAACTCCTTCATGGTATCTTTTTTACCTTTTTCTACTAACTTTGAAAAGTCTGAAAATCCTTTTGTTATTTCAAACAAATAGTGAAGTTTTATTTCAAATTCCATAGGGTTTTCCATCCTAGCTGCTACAATCCTATTAACTGGATTTCCATTTTTGTCTTTTCCTGCAGGAACAGTCATAGATTTTATTAGCTCTGATTTTACCTTATCGTTTAATTTAAGACCAGGAATTATTTCTGTTGCATCCTGAATCTTTTTATTAAGGTTAGCTAACTCTTGTCTAGCCTGATCTTGCATCATTTTTTCTTTCTGCTTTGCTTGCTCAACAGCCTGTTCTTTTTCTGTTTTTAACAAATCTTTTAACTCTGTTGCAGCATTTAAAGCCTCTTCTTCTAATTCTCCACTATCTTCATAGTATTGAATTTGATTTTCTATCTTTTTATCAGAAAACTTAGATGTCTTTTTAAGATAATTTCTTACAGTTTCCTTCTGTAAAGAAATATCTTCTTTAATCTTATCTTCATCCAGAGATAGTACCTGAAGTTCTTCTTTATCTAACTTTAACAATTCTTCTAAAGGAACACCTTCTTCATAATTGTTTATCAGATCTTTCACTCTATCTGGAAGAGTTTCTTTATACATCTCAACAGCACCAACTATTTCATTAATCATTGCTGTTTTAAGTCCCTCCGCAGTTCCGTCAAATTCTTCCATATTTAAATTAGGAAGAACGCCCTCCTCTTTCAAAAGCTTTGCATACGGAGTAAATGGAGAAGAACTTTGCTTTTTATCTGGATTAGTAGAGGAGGGCTTCTCTTCTTCCTCTATTTCTTCTTCTAGTTCTTCTTCCTCTTCTTCTACTTCTTCAAGATCTATAAGACCTTCGTCTTCTTTCTTTGTCTCTTTTTTAACTTCAGTTTTATTGTCTTCGACTTTTTGAACCTCAAGAGGCTCTGCAAAATCGCTCACTCCATCTACCTCTATAGGATCTCCAACAAGAGATGCTAAATCGGTATTAAATATTACGTCCTTCTCCATAACAATAATTTATTACAAAAATATATTCATTTAATATACAACACAAATTTTTTACTATTTATCAATTCCAATTATAAACTTTACTTATAGATTTTCTAAAATAAATTTTAAGATTATCGTGGTATAGTAGTTGTAACCAGCTTCTTTTTAGTTAAAGAAAACACTGATTTTCGATCTCGTGTATGAGTACTACCACATTCTGCACATCTATATGCAGGATATTTTCCAGTATTTGTAACATGATATCCATCGTGAACTAACTTATCTGATCCACATATCGCACATACTTTTTCTTCAGCCTCCATATACACACCAACATTTGGATGTCCTTTTATCCAAGGCCTAAGTTTAATATACACTTCTTCAAGCAAAAATACATCTCCTTGGTTATATTTTTCCATATATTCTAAAGCCCTTTCGTCACCATTTTTAGACCTCTTCCAAAGACTAAAATCTGTCTCCATTTTTTCATCAAATCCAAAAGTTCTAGCCAAAGCGTTTAATGAATTGTGGGTAAACCCAAACTGTCTTTGAGCAACCTTTAATGTATCAATAGTTCTATATGGACTTGTAGGAGGTAAACCATTAACTAAAAATCTAGTATTAATATTAGGAATATCAAAATTATCTCCATTATGAGCAATTACTATATCTGCTTGATCTAACAAGTCCCATAATCCATATACTATTCTTCTATCGTTTTCTTCAAGAACTTCCTTACCATTAAGTCTCATGCTCATAACTTCTTGGGAATCAAGCCATTTTGCCGCCCAAGTTAACATAAACCATTTTGATATTACTTGACTATCTGACACATGTGCTTTCCATACTTGTGTCTGCCATATGTATGCTTCTAAAGGAGTTGTTTCAATATCAAGAAGTAGTATTTTTGGAAACTTATGATTTTTACTTCTAACTATTTCTTTAGCTTTATATATATTATCTTTTGTTGTTTTAAATCTTTTTGAGAGTTTACCTGCCCCCATGTCTAAATAAATTGGTTTTCTAGAAAATAAATCAATTAAATATTCAAAACTTTTTGTTTCCTTCATAATTATATTTCATTTAATATATTAACATTAAAACATTCTTTGTATCCTTTAAAATGAATACGAGGTGTATATTTAAAATTAGAAAATTGTTTATGATATTCCTTTTCTAAATCAAATGCTTCAATACTATTGCATTTTATTTCTTTTATTAGTGTATAATTATATGGCATTTTACTAGAACAATTAAATCGCTCAGCTATTGATATAGAGGTTAACCCAATTTTAACAAATTTTTCATTATTGTCATACATAAGTATTATATAAACATAAGCATATATTTTATTATATCTCTCACAATAGTTTACCCAAGATGATTTTTTATACCCATGAGAAAACACACTTGCACATCCTGGACAACCACATCCTCTAAGATGTTCTCTAGCTACTTGATAAAAGTCGCCATGAATTGGACAAGTTATTATAACTTTTTCATCACTTTTAGAATATTTAACTTTGTCATAATTATAAAAATAATTATGAATAGTATTTGCTTTTTCTATAAAGCGATTGTTATTATACTGAAAAAAATTAACTCTTTTCTCAATGCCACATTTACGACATCCCTGCCCATTTAAATGAGCATTTGGTTGTAAAAGGAATAACCCGTGTTTTTCACAAATTATTTCTACTTTTGAATGAGCGTTTTTATATAAAACTTTAGAATAATCATATTTTAAGCCATGTTTAAACATTGCTTTTTTAATAAATTTATTAGTCTTATCATCTAACTTCATTCTCCTGATTTTTTAGGTTTGCTTCTATTGTTTCTTTCTGTCTCCGCTTCGACAGCTTTATTATGTCGTATAGTTTCCGCCAATTGTCTATCTTGGAGGTCTTTTTTCGTTTCATGTTCTTTTTCTTTCAAATCAATACCAGAGTCATCTTGTTCTTTACCAAGTTTTAATAATTCTATTTGTAAATTAACATCTATTTCATATTTCTTTAAGTCTCTATCCTTTTGTTTTTCCTCAGCTTCTCTGGCAGCTAACTCTTTAGCAGACTCTAATTTCATTTTTTCCATCTGCTCAACTTGCTTAGCTCTAGCCTCTTCATCTTCCTCAAGTAAGTGTGCCTTTTCAGCCATACTTTCAGATTTAAGAACATTCAATAAAACTGAAGCAGAAGATCCATTTTGAACAAATGATTGAGCCAGAGATTCAAGTACTTGATTTATTTTAGCATCCTCAGATGAAGAATTCACAAATACATCATAATCAGCATTTGAAATAGCATCCCCATTTATATCAAGCATCATTCTAGAAGCATCATCTAATATAAAATCAGCTTTTAAATTTTTACCTTTATACACTTGTTTTGCAATATCAACACATGCCTGTAATACTCTCCTCTTTGTATCCTCATGAATAGTAAACCATTTTTCAGTAGTATGTGAAGATTGTGTAATAGCTCTTTCTACCCCACCAACAGTTTCTCTATTATCTACTTGGCCTTCTCTTTGTTTAGTTATACCAGCAATTGTACCTAATTGTTGTTCTATATATGCTAACATGGAAATGTTTTGCTGAATAAATTGTCCTATTTCAGGAGATATAGCTTTATTAGTGGTATTGAAGTTTCCTGCTAATTTACCTTGGGCTTGTCCTTTCTTTCCTTCATTGAAAGGATCTACCACCATATATCCTAAAATATGGAGATAATACATCCACTTATCAAGATCCCAATCATCAGGTATCTTAGATGTATCAAGTTCTATAATAGGCCCACCAAACCTAGCAACTAATAACTCCAACCTTCTCATATAAATATTATATGCAAATTGGAATGGAGCCATCCTAGACATCATTGATACACCACAATCAGTACCAATATAACCAAGATCACATCTAGATTTATTATTTAAAGAGCGTATTTGAAATTTTCTAGGGCCTAATTTTACATATCTAGATCCACCAATTTTAGTACCTTCATATGCTTCATTAACCCAAAGCCACTGTACAGATTCACCTAAATCTTTATTAGGTACATAATGTTCAGATACCCACTTTTCTTGCTGATCTCCAAACTCATCTATGTATGTAAGCTTACCAAGTTTCCTTCTTCCTCTCCATCTTATCCTTACAACCCTTACATTACCTTTTGAGTCAAATGGACCAACAAATCCATAGTTAGTATATCCATCTTCTACCTCAATTAGTCTAGGATCTTGTTCAGATACAGACAGTGGATAGTACATTCTTGGGTTAACATATGCATAATTCAACACAGAATTACCTTGTTTATCAGCAATTCCACCTTCTAAATAAGCAATATCATCCGGTTTAAGATATTCATAGAACTCATCAATTACTTTACCTATAGGAAGATACTGTATCTGTATAATAATATCAGAATCTTCTACTTTAAATTCTTTAGTAAGCCCCATAAAATAGATAGTCCTGGGATCTACTTTTTCAACAACTATATCACCAGCTACCTCATCTACTCTATATATTTCTCTAGACGACACAAGTAAGTCTTGCATCCCCTCATTAAATTTCTTTTTAAGGTTTTGCTCTTTGTAAATATAATGAAGAAGTCTGGAAGTTGCTAATTCAGCATAATCTTTCCAGCTATATTTCATATATTTACCGAGCTTTTGAATTTTTAATGCAGTCTCTTCTTCTGAATAATTGGCATTTGTAATTTCTTGCTGCACTAAATCCATTGTCATATTCATCAACTGCTCTTGTTTACTAGATACAGCTGACTCATTAATACTTCTAATTATGAAGTTATCTTTCCTAAGATACTCTTCTCCAACTATTAAATCAATTTTTGGAGCAGAGATAGGGTAATTTTTAGCTTCTGATGGAAAAGTAACACCTTCAATATCCATAGGATTGAATACCTTTTCCATATCTTCAGGAATAGCAGTTCCATTATAAATATTATAATTTCTCTGTATTTCTGTTTGTTTTTCTCTATTTAATCCATTCCTATAATAGAGCATAGATTCTCCAGCATCAACACACCTCTTTAGCCACTCTTCTGTCTTCTTAGTACTGCCTAATTTTTGTGCTGGAAAATATATTTGATTATAAGATCCTAATATATCCATGTTATAAAAAATTTTTGCAAATATATAAATTTATTCTAATATATGCTAATTATCACAGTATAAAAAGAATTTTCTATATACTTTACTTGTTAGAAATATAAAATTTACTTTTAGAAGTCTTATATGCCTTATCCCAAAACTTACTAGAAGTCACTGTATGTATGCTTTTATTCACAGAGTTTTTAGATATGTTATATCTATCCTCTCTTAAAATCATAAGATGAATCAAAGAAGATACTCTGTCTGCGTTAACCTCACTGTTATAAGCAATTAACTCTTGTAATAAAGCTGGATCTTTGATAGTTTGTAAGTTAGTAGTGACATCTTCATCATCTTCATTGCCAACATATGCTTTTTGGTTAAGCCATGATAGAATCAACTCTAATCCCCAATTTATAATAGGAACTGTCTGATGAGTACCTTTTAACTGATTACCTGTACCTGCTCCTTTAGATAGTCCTTTTTCCTTTAATATTTCAGGTTCATCTGCTAGCAAATGTAAAGAATTAGTATTCTTCATATGTGAATAGAAACCTTTTAAGTTTCTTTCATAGTTGCACATAGCATTATAATAAATCAAACATCTGCGCCATTGCTCATAAAATTCTTCTGCTAGTTTTGTTCTACCTGTATATTCAACAACTATCTTATCTGTCCAACTATCTAATATAAAACCAGACATCAAAGAATGATCAACATCATCCCCACCATCATTATCTACAGGGTCAAGAGAAGCTAGATATCTACCAAATGGAGGCTTGTCTGAGGAATCCATTTTGGGTAACTCCCATATCTCTATAGCAGTATCTAATATATCACCTCTCCGGTGTGGATATTCTCTAAGAACTGGTTTAGGAGATAATGACCAGTCAACTCTTCCATCTTTTATAAAAAACTGAACTTTCCAAGCTGCCTCTAATAACTTCTTATTTCCTTCTATTTCTCCTAATCTTTCTCTTATATCTTCTATAGGAAAGAAATTACCTTCAGTGGTCAAAAATATATCTGATGGTTTTAATGGCATATTAATAATAGCTGCCATATATTTTCTCCTGTTACCTGAATTTTTAGCTTTTTCTATCTCTTCTTCGATATACATTTTAGCTTTGTCTTCATCGGTTATCATATTTGGGCCCTTCTTGAACTTATTAATAGTGTGTGTTCCAGGAAGGAAGTAACCGATTTTTCCTTTATTTTCCCAAGTATCTTCAAATGCAAGACAGTTAAATTCTTCAGGATTATTAAATATTTCTTTCGTGTGAAGAACTGCTCCGTGAGTACTAAGACCACCAGTACCCAACATATATATGACCAAGTTTTTATAGTCAGCAGATGCTTGGGTGCTTTCTAGAGCACCGAGTACCTCAACTATATTATTCATAAAACCAACCTCTTCTAGAAATGCTCTATTAGGACGAGTACCGTTAGCCGCCAAAGGATCATCGGCAAAGGTTCTATGATTTATAACAGACCCTAAATAAGATGCAAGTGTTTTGCCAGAAGCTAAAGAACCAGTATAGCTTACATATAAAGGTGATGGAAAGATCTCACCGTTAATTATTTGCTTATCTGGAAGATGTTCTATTGCTAATTTTACTTTCTTTAGTAAGTCATCAGAGTACTTACTTTCTATCGCACCAACTACAGTATCTGAAGTAAGTGGTGAATTATTTCTTTTGTTTTCTAAATATGTTTCATAATCATAGGCCCCATCAAATAAGAAATTATGTAATATTAGTGCACTTGACCAATATGAGTTATGGGTAACAACAAAATCTCTAGTTAGATAGGTATGATCATCATTATCAACCATTATACAACTACATTCTTCTTGATAGTCCATCTTCTTAATATCTACTATAGCTACCCAATTACGCCTTTTCATTGGGCGTATTCGTTCCTTCTTTCTAGGTAATCTGAATACTGGAAGATCCGTTCTTAAATATGCTCTAAACGTTTTACTTCTATAACAACTGTGTCCTTTTATACTATGCAGTGACTTAGATCGATTGTCTACACCTTTTCTACATTGGATTCCTAAACTCCTAGCAACTTCTATCAAATCATCTACTAGTTTTTCATTTGTATTAGTAAATTCAATACTCCCCTCAATATTAATGGAACCATCTGTATCGAGCAAACCTTGCAATAAACTTAGTCTTTGTTCTACTGACCCCAGCTTATAAATCTCTGGGATAAATTTTTCTGAACATTTTTTATTTAACCCTAATATTCTAATTTTTTCTGTTAATGGATTTCCCCCATGAACATTGTAATCATATCTAAATTCTTTTTTACAAACAATAGTATGATTATTTGTTGTACTTGTATCATGTTTAATTTCATATTCTTTTCCAAGAATATCTTCCACTTGGTTCAATATAAACATATCAGAAGACGCTATTTTTGGAGTAAGTGTTGTGAGAGTTCCATCACCCAACAATACACCAACAAGGTAAGGATCAATACTTAACTTCTTTTCATTATACTCTACAGGTAGATTGTTTTCAATTTTAAATCTAAAGGTCTTACCTCCATTTTTAGAATGCGTGTATGTTAAGCCACAATTAATAAGATCTTCTGTCGTTAAAATTCTTTTATTATTCCCATCAAAAACCTCCCACTGATGCTCTAATCCACATTTAACTGCTCTACCATCATGTAAAACTAATTCATATATATCTTTCTTTCCATGAGGAGTTTTTTGTAAAACCTTAGTTGGTTTGCCATTTTTTCCTATAACGTAATCACCAACCTTTATATCTCCCATTTTGATATATTTGTCTTGACAAACAACCACTTCACTGTTGCTTAACATTTTCCCACCACCTCTTGCTTCAAGGTCTAACACATTCTTAGACTGATTGTTATATAAAGGCTTCCCTAAATTTGTATCATGTATTCTTCTAAGATATTCTCTAGCATCTACATATTCCATTTTCTTTAACTCTTCCTCTGTTATCCAACCGTATGTCAAAGCCTTTTCTCTTTCTGGACCATATCTCCTATCACAAGTATATTTTAAATCGCCAGAAAAGCCAGAAAAACCCATAGCCTCTTCATACACATAGGCTTTATCCCATTCTATATCTCTAAGCCAAGGTCTTCCAATCTTTCTAGAAGCTGAACCAACATCTTCAAATCTAATAGTATGAAAATTAACATAATAATAAAGAGTACCGGGCATCCATTTTCCAGACGACCAGTACCCTTCTATTACATTCTTTTTTTGTTCCTTCCAAAATGATACTCTATCATATCTTTGTGATATAGCATGAAATTTAGGAATATCTTTTAATATAAAATTATCATTATTGATCACAACTCCCAAAAATTACGTATATAATAATAAGAAGTATTTGTCATAAAATCTTCGAATAATTTCTTTACAGAAATCTCATAATCCTCATCAACCTCTTTTCTAAAGAAAAAATTACCAATCCTCATTGTTACAAACCGCTTACCTTCTTTTTCTTCATTTTCAAATTTTAATGTTTTAATATCTCTCTTTAATGAGTCAACAAACTTATTTACTTTT